CATGCTCATCTTCTATATCATCATGAATTCCTTTTGCAAATTGTTCCTGTATCCTTGCTGAATTCATTACTTTTTCAAAATCAAATTTTGCTGACGTTACGACCTCTAAAATTATTGTTGAGAAAAAATACGGAAAGGGTTTTATTTTACAAGGGCATCAAGCTAACACTTGGCTACATGGAAAAATTTATAGAACTCAATATTTAAAAGATAACAATATTTCTTTTTTTAAAGGAATTAGATACAACGAAGATGTGTCATTTAACTTATTAGCTTTACATCTTTCAAAAAAAATTTATTTCCTTGATGAAGAAACATATGTGTGGCGCGATTATAAAAATTCTATCACGCGCAGTGATAAGGGAGATTTTAATACAAGCTCAACTTGGCAATATTTGGTTGGATATGCGCAAGGGCTTAAAATTTTATTGGACAAGAATAAAATGACCAAAGATATAGCAATCACTGGTTTAATGTCGTTATATGCGCAGGCTCAAATTTTGATTGAAACTCAATCAGAAGCCAACAAAGAAAATGAATATATGTCTATTCTTTTGAAAACGCCATATTTTCAAGAAATATTAAAAGATAAACAAATTTTAAATCGTATCGCCAATAATAGTAAAATTGGTGCGACCACTTCAAAAAAAGACCCAATATTTTTTCATGAAGCATTTGATACTTGGGTAAATAGATTATGTCAGGAGAAAATTATATGAAAATAGCGGTAGTTAATGGGTTTAATTTAACAGAAACCATTTATAATAATCTTACTTATATTTAGAAAATAAATAATAAGGAGAATAAAATGGGGAAGTTTATAGATGAAACGGGTAACGTCTATGGCCGATTAACTGTGCTTTATAGAGCAAAAAAAGATAAAGGAACCCCGGTTATGTGGCATTGTAGATGTGAATGTAATAACGAAATAGATGTACTTGGTACTTCTTTAAGAAGCGGTAATACAAAATCTTGTGGCTGCCTACAAAAGGATAAAGCAGCAAGTTTTTTAATAGATTTAACTGGAAATAAATATGGCTTCTTAACTGTTTTAAAAAGAGACGAAACTAAACCAAAAGGACATGGTAAAACAGTATATTGGATTTGCGAATGTGAATGTGGAAAAATTGTTTCGGTTAGTGGAGCACATCTAAAAACAGGACATACAAAATCTTGTGGTTGTTATAGTCCTACTTCAGTAAATTTTATAAATGAAATTGGAAATAAATATGGAAAATTAACCGTAGTAGAAGAAGCAGGAAGGGATAAAGATGGTAGGGTGCTATGGAGATGTCTTTGTGAATGTGGAAATGAAAAAATTACTTTAGGTAAGTCATTACGAGCCGGATTGGTACTTTCTTGTGGTTGCCTTCATTCCAAAGGAGAAGCAAAAATTACAAAAATATTAAAAGAAATGAATATTAATTATATTCCACAATATCATACTAATGAATTAAAAAATAATAATTATTTTTTATATTTCGACTTTTTTCTTCCTGATTTTAATGTAATTATTGAATATCAAGGTGAACAGCATTATTTCCCGATTAATAGAGGCTATCATGATAGAAGTAGTTTTACAGAATTAAAGAAAAGAGATGAATTAAAAAGAAAATATTGTAAAGAAAAAGGAATTAAACTTATTGAAATTCCTTATACAGAATATAATCAATTAAATTCAAACTATATTAAAGAGGTGATTAAATGAAAATCGTTGTAATAAACGGTTTTCCTTAACTTAGGGTTGGGAAAGACGAATTTGTACGGTGTTGTCTTTCTGAATTGGGCGCTTTTGGTAAATTAATCTCAACAGTTGATTTTGTAAAAGAAATCGCAATAAGATGTGGTTGGGATGGCACAAAAACTCTTCAGAATAGAAAATTCCTAAGCGACCTAAAAGATTTATTAACCGAATGGGGAGATATTCCATATAAGAAAACTCTTAAAGAGATTGATATGTTTAAATTCGATTTAGATTATTGGGATGTTTTAGACAAAGGAGTAGTTTTTATTATGTGTCGAGAACCCAAAGAAATCGAGCGTTTTGAACAAGAATTAGGTGCTAAATCAGTATTAATTCGGCGTGCTTCTGTAGAATTTGAGCAACAATCTAATCATGCTGATAGCGAGGTTTTAAATCATAAGTACGATTATATTATTGAAAATAATGGTACTATTGATGAATTACGGGGAAAAGCAAAAGAATTTTTGAAAAATTTTTAATTTTTTAATATAATAAAAGAAAAAGAGGTTAAATAATGATTAACGAAATTGATTTTCACTCATTAGAAGCTCAAAAATATTGGTCGTTCGCAAAATCATACAAAGGCGACCCAAAAGCAGAGGCGCAGAATATGATTTTTTCAGGAGAATATTTAGGCTCTCGGAAAATGGATGGCGCGTGGTATAAATTTATTAAAAATGACGATGGCTCAATGGAATTGCTTGGGCGCAGTAAAAGTGTATCTGGAGATTACCTTGATAAAATTGATTGGGTACCTCAACTTAAAGAATATTTTAATGAACTTCCTAATGGTACTTGTCTATTAGGAGAAATCTATTTTCCGAATAATGAGGGTAGCAAAAACACGACGACCATAATGGGTTGTCTTAAAGAAAAGGCTATTACTCGTCAAGAAAAAGGAGATAAACTTCATTATTATGTTTTTGATATTCTTGCTTTTGAGGGTAAGGACTATCTCAAAATGCCCGCGGAGCAAAGATTTGAACAGTTAGATTTAATGTGGCGCGCCTACCCCTGTGAATATGTTGAATATGCCAAGTATTTTGAAGGGAAAGAATTGTGGAACGAACTTCAAACAATTTTAGCTTCTGGAGGAGAGGGCATCGTAATTACTCGTAAAAGTAGTCTTTATGCCCCAGGTAAAAGAACTGCCAGACAAACACTAAAAATTAAGAAAGAACTTCAAGAAACTATCGACTGCTTTTTTACTGGACACATATCCGAGCCAACAAAAGAATATACTGGAAAAGAAATTGAAACTTGGAAGTATTGGATAAATGAACTGACTGGAGAAAAAATTGAGGGTGAATTATATAAAAATTATTTTAATGGTGAACCCATTAAGCCTATTACAAAACCTTATTTCTATGGTTGGGCGGGTAGTCTTGAAGTTGGTGTTCTAAAAGATGGAAAAGTTTATTCTATTGGTTGGCTAAGTGGACTTTCTGATGAAATTAAAGCTAATCATGAAAAATACAAAGGTTGTCCTCTTGAACTAACTTGTATGGAAGTTCTTTATGATGATAAAGGTAATTTTAGTGGATTAAGACATGCTAAAATGCTTCAATTTCGCCCCGACTTAAACTATAAAGATTGCACTTGGGAGAAGTTTGTTGGTGAAAACAAGTAGTTTAGAAGAACATATTGGTCGAGTCTTAAAAAAAGAAAATGTTAAATTTGAAAGAGAAAAAACATTTAAAGATTTAAAATTTGGTTATTATAGATACGACTTCTATTTGCCTGATTGGAAGATTTTGGTAGAAGTCGATGGGCGCC